GCGACGGGCCGCCGGTCCAGAGAGTCAGCCTAAGCGTCGAGCCGATCGCCGCAGCGGTGGCACAAGAGCAACCGAAAGCACGGGCACGGACAAGCCAACGATGACCCTACGCGATGTAATCGCAAGCGACGCAACCGCGGTTTTTCTGAACAGTGACGATTTCGCCGAATCGGTGACTTATCACCCGCATCGATTTTACGGATCGGAAATCAGATCACCGCGAACGATCAAGGCGGTTGTCATTCGCGAACAGGTCGACAACTTCGCAGAAGACGTTGTGACTGTGCTACCGCGATTTGAAGTACACGTTGCGAACGATGCGACCAACGGCATCAGTAGCACGGAGATCGACACGGGCGGCGATCAGTTAGAGTTCCCGGCCCGCGACGGCAAGGCAGCAGAGCGCCGAGCCATATTGAAGATCACGACACAAGATAACGGAATGCTCGTCCTCGAATGCAGATAACCGCAGCCCTGCCGGTGCTAACGCGAATAACCGAAGAGCTTTTCGATAGGCTCAATCGGTTAACGGCTGGGTATAGCGATTTTACATACGCTTACGAGGTAGTCAGGCCGACTCGATTGGCACAGTACACGCCGAGGCATTTGCAAATCATCGTCGTAAAAGGCGAGCGCGAGCGGATGCCGGGTCATGATTGTCCAGGAAATCCGCCGGCAATCGCATATCGGCAACGGTTTGACATTCGCTGCCATGTGCTACCAAGCGAAAAAGACACAACTCCAATCGATCAATACTGCGAAATTTTTGAATCAGACGTTGTTAAGACCGTTTGCGACGCGAGTCAGTGGCACACGTTCGGAGGTAACGCCATTAACGCAGAGTTCGACGTTGCTGACGCGATCGTATCGGACGGCGGAATCGGTGGCGTTAACTTGCCGTTGCTTGTGACCTACAGGCACGACGAAGGCAATCCGTACAACGTGCGATCGTGATAATTTTTAATATTAAGAGACAGCAGATTGATCGACTTAAAAAAGCGATCGAAGGAATACAGACAAACTTAGACAAAGAGCTTGCGGTTGTAATAAACAAAACAGCAAAAGCAACTCTTGGTCAGATTGCAAAAGATATTGGAACAGAATTAAACACGACACAAAAGGCGATCAAATACGGCGGCAAGGCGTTGCAGGTGCTTGGAAAAGCGACAGTTACAAATCCCGGCGTAATTGTTCGAGTGACTAAAACGGGCCGAATGAGCCTTCGGCATTTTAAGCCAAAGCAAAACGAGCTTGGAGTTAAATACAAAATAAGTAAAACAAAAGGAAACGCATTTATAAAATCTGCGTTCATGGGCCCGATACCTGGACTGCTTAACGCGCAGTGGAAAGGCAATGTGTTTAAGAGAAAAGGCGAGCCACGAAAAATGAAAAAAGGCAGATACGCTGGAAAGATTCGAGAACCAATTACAAAGCTAAACGCCGCATCGCCCTGGGGTGTTTACGTTGCCAAAAATTTCCAGCCTGAACAGGTTCGGCGAATTAACGAACGACTAGAAAAGGAAATGGAAGAACGAATCCGGTTTCGAGTTGCCACAGCCTTTAACAAAGCCAAGCCAAGAGGAATTTAATCAATGTCGCTACTCAGACGCCGAACAGTATTTGCCGCCAAAGCCGAAGCAGCCGTAGGCACTGCCGAAACGCTGACCGCAAGCGAGGGCGTATTCAACGTTTACGACTTGCTAATTCAGCCCAACATTTCGATGACGCAGCGAGAGGGCCAGGGGGCTTTTAACTACTTGGCAGCAATCGCAGCGGGTCGCCAAGGCACGGCCACGTTTTCGACCGACATCTACTGGGGCGGCGAAGGCGGCTCGCTTCCGCCGTGGGCTACGGTGCTCCTCCCGGCTTGCGGTTGGGTCAATGCGTCAGGCACTTTTAAACCGAAAACGGCTAAGCCAGGAACGACCAGCAGCGACCCGCGAACAATCACAATCGGCGGCTTTGTCGATGGAAAGTATCGCAAGCTATCCGGCTGCATGGGCACGTTTTCGATCGACTTGCCAACCGGCGACCTCGGGCGGATCAACTGGACATTCAGCGGTAAATGGGAAGCGGAGACGGATTCGGCGATCATCGCACCGACTTATCCGACCGACTTGCCTAGTCGATGCGCTGGCGACACGTTCCAGTTCAACAACGCGAACATCTGCGTCGCGTCGGCAACGATTGACGCCGGTAATGCCGTTGTTATGCGGGAATGCACGACGCACGTGAGCGGCTACGCATCGGCGATTGTTACGAACCGCCAGCCGGTTATCACGGCAGACCCCGAGGCCGTTTTGGTGGCGTCGCTCGATCGGTATTTAGCACTAACGGCATCGACCGAATATGAGCTAGAATACAAGCTGCCGACTGCCGGATCGGGAACGATTGTTTTTCTGGCACCGAAAGCGCAGATCCAGACGGCCGCTCAAGGTAATCGAAACGACATTGTGACCGACGATATTACTTGGCAGTGCAATAAGAACGGAACTACAAACGATGAGGAATTGACGATTCAATTCGTCGATGCAACGCCATAATGCCAAAAAGTTTGGATCGTGACGACAGGATTGTCTTCGTACTCAAGAGCGACGCCGGCAAGCCGCGAGACATTCAGCCGCGATTGATCGGCAGCGTGCTAACGCTTGGGAAGCAAAAGCAACTTTCCAAGGCGTTAGCTTCGATGAAAACGGCGGACGCGGAGGGCAAGCTAAACGCGGCGATTGATGCGGTAATGGTTTGCTTGAGTGGATGGGAAAACTTCGGGCGTGAGTTTAGCCGTGAAGCACTTGAAGACCTTTTGACGATTAACGAAATCAATGAAATCATCGACGCGATTGTCACGACATTTACGGCAAGCGGTGACGAGCTAAAAAAATCCGCATCGCCGCCTACGTCCGCTGCGGCGAGCTTTGCAAATCATGCCGCGGGCGATGTAACGAGCTTTTCGACGAACAGCAGAGAATCGAAATTGAGTGCCCCGCCTGTGTTGGGCATGGTTGTAAATGGTGTCGAGGTGGATACTTTGAACTAAAGGAATGTCCGTCGTCGTTTATAGGTCGCGACATGATCGACCAAATAAACATCGCGGCGGCTTGCGTCGATGGCGTGCTACCGCAAACCGGCGGATTACTTGACCAGTCGGCGTGGTGGTTTGAGCTTCGACGAATTCTGAACAACGAAGAAAACGCAATTCAGATCGAGCAAGTAGAGCGAGAGCGAAAGCGATATGCCAGACGTTGAGTTCGCGATTGGCGGTAAAAATGAAACGGCGAAGGCGATCAACTCGACCGTCGCCGGATTGTCGCGTCTTGAAATGTCTTTTGGTTCGATCATAAAAACCGCTGCCGGTTTTACGCTTGTATCGGGAACAATCAACACAGCACTTCGCGGCATTGAAAGGCTAGGCAGCTTAATCTCCGCGAGCGTTTCTGATTACGACAAGGCCACGGAGGCTAATCGAGCACTTCGGCAAGCAATGGAGCTTAACGGCGGAGCGACCGACGAAGCCGTTCAAAAGAACATTGAACTTGCCGATTCCTTAGAGCGTCGCACGAACATCGAAGCGGAAGCAATCGCCGAGATGATGAAATCGGCGGCGATGCTTGGCGTCGAGAATGAGCAGCTTGACGACGTGGCACAGGCGGCGATTGGGCTATCGGAGGCAATGGGCATCGGGCTTGATGATGCGTTAAAGAAAGCACGACTAGCAACCGAAGGCAACTTTGATTCGTTCAATCGCTTAATTCCGTCGCTTAAAGACATGGCGACGAATGAAGAAAAGCTAGCCGCAGTAATGCAGTTAGCGAATAACGGTATGGCACAAAAAGAGGCCAGGGCCGATAGTGCCGCCGATGCCTACCAGCGGATGCAACACAAAGTCGGAACTATGATGGAGGTGCTAGGTGAGGCCCTATCACCATTTAGAAAGCTTGCACTAGACGGAATCGGATTTGCGGCCGAAAAGATAACCGAGGTAATGCTGCCGGCTCTTGAGTCGATCGGCCCGATGGCTGCTGCTGCTGGTGAATGGTTTGAGTCGCTAAAAACGATTGTTGTTTCGGCAATAAATTTCCAAATCAAATACCTTACGCTTCTAGAAGTAGCTATCGGCAATCTCGGAACCGTTTGGGAGATGGCGGTTGATTCTACGGAATTGCAACTGGTCCGACTTGTCGAAGGAACCAAGCACGCCTTTACCGTCGAGATCCCTGCTTACGCTGCTTGGTTTGCGGATAACTTCACAAAGCTAATGGCCGACGCTTTTAACGCTGTTGTGACGATCGCCAGCAACTTAGGCGACAAGATCGGCCGCATCATCATGCGAATTTGGGATTTCGTTTCTAGCGGCATGGCAGGCGGCTTCGATCAACTTGCCGCAGACATCGGGCAAATAGCGTCTGGCAGTCTGCTGGAGGGATTCACGGCGACCGCCGAAGCGTTGCCAGAAATCGCAGCGAGGGCGATAACCGATCGAGAGCAAGAGCTACAAGCAAGAATCGGGAAGCTTGGCACTAACCTTGCAGAAGAGTTCAACACAAAGCTTTCCGGTCGATTGATCGGGCTTGACGAAGCGACTGGCGGACCAGCCGAACAGATCGCGTTGAAGATGACGGGCCAAGACGGTCTAGTCGCAGGATCGGGTGAGCAAGGCAAGTCATCGAACCAGCTTGCGGCGGCTAGTGCGTTACAGGCACAGACAGGCCGTTTGTTGACGATGGGACCAGCAAGCGAAACGAACGAAATACTAAGGCAAATCGCAAGCAATACGCAAGACGCGGCAAATAGTGCGTCCGCTCAAAAGATGGCCGAAGAGTCGCGATCAAGAGAAGAGGCAGCAAGCCGGGCGCAGATCGCAGCGGCATTAGCAAAGGCACCACAACTAGCGGCACCGATTCAATGAGTGTTGTAGACGCTACCGAAGTTTGGTCGCGACATGGTGCGACAATCACAAGCGAAAAGGCCAGCCCGGCCGATGCGGTGATCGCGATTACTCAAGGCTACTTCGTCGTGGTCGATGATGTAACGAATGACGACGCGGAGGTTGTTAAGTCGTCTCCGCTGGTGCCGCAAATCGGCGACTATTACCGCGGCAATCCGAAGTACAGATGCAAGTCGGTTACGCCGCGACGGGTTAGCCCGATCGTGTACATGGTCGACGTCGGCTATGAGGGATT